ACTAATCCACTAGCTACAGCATAGTTTGTAGAAGCTATTTGTCCTATTTGATTTTCTGTACTTATTCTTGATATTAAAGGATTAGATTCATCTAAATAAAACTGTGGAAAATAATTTGGTCTTGGTGGATCAGTAGGATCATAATCAAACAAATCAGACATAGTAGATATTGTTGAAACTGTATCTGCTGTTCTACCTGGGTTGTATTGAGTATTTGCTTTACCTATATTAGTTGCAAATATAAAACCAGCTGTACTAGTGTCATAAGTTATACTTGTAGCAGTGTTTTGAACTCTACCAAACAATCTAACTGAACTTCTATATTGTTTTTGATCGGGACCAACTTCAGTTAAATCTCTAGGTACTTTATTTATATTATCATTAATTAACACAGCGTGTGAAGTACTTGTTACTTCTTTTGTAAGATCTTCTGGGTAAGCCGCCATTATACCAGGTAAATAAACATTGTAATATTCTTGCTCTGTTTGTTTAACTACTATTTTATATGAATACCAACCTAATGGATTATAATCAACACTACTAGTGTCATCATTATATAAACCTGGTGAATTAGCGTAACCACCACTTATAGGATTGTTAAATCTAATTTTTAAAGAATCACCTGGAAAACTTTCTTGAGTTGCACTATCTTCTAAATACGCGGAATAAACTGTATCTCCAATAAAAGTTGAAGAACCAACAGTAACAGATTCTTTGTTGTTTGAAAGTATAACAGAAGACTGTCTACCATATCTATCAGATAAAACAACACCTACTTGGTAATTTCTATTTTGTTTTAAAGAAGAGTTAGGGTATTCTACTTTACTAGTATTATCAGTTTCTGTTCCGGTGTCTTGGAAAACTAAAGCTTGACCAGCTACTAAAGTTACATTTTTATCTAATTTAATATTAGGTGTAGAATAACTAGTTACTTGACCTAAAGGAAAACCATTATAATCACCTGGGCTTGTAGTTGATGATGTCTTCCAGCCATACATTACATCTCCAACGCTAGGTGTTTCAGTACCAACTAATGTTACTGGAATGTTTGTGCCGGCAGAATAAAAAGCACTAGCTGTAGACGTTGCTTTTGCGTTTATTACTTGAAAATTATTTTTGTCACTAGCCTGTACATTGTAATCTAAAGAACTTGGAGGTGTATGCTTGTTTTCAAAGTTAGCATATATAACTCTATTTCCAGATATTTCTTGAGCAAATGCTTTGACAGGTATTTTATCAAAAACTCTTAACAACTCACTGTCTGGTAATGTTCTAAATGGTTTTATAGAATTGTATTTATACTCATAAACTGATGGATTACCTATATAGACATATTGAGTAAATGCAGCAGGTGGAGAGGCTTGGTTTTTACTACAAGTTAAAACCCCAGTAGCAGCATTATAACTATTAACAAAAGAAAAATTAGCAACACCTGGTCCACTTATTAATTCACCTGTTTTAACTGTTCCTACTACGTTTATTAGGTTTAGTTTATCAGGTGCCGTAACTGGAGGGTTTCCTAACTGAGCTCTTGCAGATGAATTAACTATATCTTCTATAGGTATTGTATCAATAACTCTAACAGCTATACCGTCTGATTCTTTATACAATATATCTATTTCTTTAATTTTTAATTTATCTTGTAAACTAAATTTATTAAAAGGTAAAGGAATTATAAGTTTTATTTCATCAACTTTATTTTCTACAAATTCTACTATAGTAGATCTATAAGCAGCTGCTTGATCGTCTTTATCTATAGCAGGAGTTTCTTGTCTTACATACATGAAATAACCATCTTGCTTTGGTATAAAAGCAACTTGAGTAAACGGAGCCATTATAGAGTATTCATTATCATCAAATCTCCATCTATAACTAAATCTTACGAATTTATCTTCTAAATAAGCTGGATCACCTGCAAATAAACCATCATAATAAGGGTTAGCGTCTATTACTATTTCTGCACCAGCTGGAGTAGCAGGAGCACCTACACATGTTATTACACCTGTGCTAGAATTGTAAGAACTAACTGTCGCTGGTGTGTTAACAATATTGGTTGTACTAGTTGCTATATAACTAATACTTTGCCCAGCAACAGGATTAACACCTTTAGCTGTAGAAGGTGTAACTGTTATGCTTGATCCAACAGAAGCACCCGGGGCTGTAGCTGTAAAACCAATAGGAGTAGTTTTACTAGTTACATCTTTCATTGTACTTTCGTACTTATCTGTACTTATTGCTGTAAAAGCATTTTCATCTCTTTGTTGCCAAAGCTGTATAGCTTGGTAAGGATTATATTTTGCTACAGATATTTGATCTTCCGTAGTATAATATCTAGTATTATTTACAGCTCTTTCAATATTTATTTTTCTAGGTTGATTGCGATTATCTGTCCAAAACAATAAATTCTCTACTAAATTAACACCATATATAGGATATAATTGTGAAAAATTTAAAAAAGTATTAGAAAGAATTAAATCAACAAAAGTGTCTGTTAAAACATTATACTGATATATATGGTGATTAGAACCAATACCAGTTGGAACATAATCTTCTGTTTTATTATCTGTTACAAATAAATAAATAAAATTATTAGCATCATCAGTAACCCAACCAATACACTTACTATTTGCTGGAAAAGTTAAACCTGTTATTTTATTACCTAAAACGTTTTCTAGTTCACCTACATCTGGACCTTCAGATTTACTAACCTGAACATTTCTTGCATCTCTATATTCTCCGTTTGGTACTAAACGAGCATCTAGGTCTTTGTTTAATTTACCTTTAACAAAGGTGTTAACAACTTTTGCCATTAAATTTTAGTGTTTTATCCATTTAGATTTACCTCTCATAACTTGAGTTATTTCTTCAAGTTTAATATTTGATAATCTTATTTTAGCATTACGCAAAGCCGCGTATCTATCTTTTTTATATCTTTGAACCACGCCTTCTGATACATTAGCTCTTGTAGATAATATGTTATATGATATACTTTTATACATAGCTTCTTCAGCCATTTTAGGAACTTTAGTATCTAAGTCATAAGCAAGACCATCTGATATATATTCAAATACAATTAACCTACCTGCTAAATTACTAGAAAAACTAAATTTACCTTCTCTTTCATTTATACCAAACCAACCATTTACTTGTGATCTTTGCGGGTCAAGACCATATAATCTACCCCAGTTCCATGGTCCATTTAAACTGTATAAATCTTGATTAGCAAAACCAAAATATTCAAAATCTGAATACCAACTAGAATTTAATAATCTAGTATTATTGCTTTTCCATCTTGATTCTGTTATCGATGTTCCTTCTAGATCTTCGCCAAAGTTATCTTGTGTTGGCACTCCTGTTCCGTCTTGTAATAAACTAGAATATGGATCAATAGTTAAATTATTAGCTGGATAAATAGGTCTTTTAACACCTAGTTCATCTATCCAAGATAAGCTAACATAGTTAACATAGTCTTGAGGTATAATTAAAGACAAACTACTAGGTATTGTTAACTCTTGAGATCTAATACTTTTTAATGTATCATAACTAAATTCTTGTAGTGATCTTTTAGCAAAGAAAACAACATCAGACTTTTTACATGTTTGAATTAATTTACCATCACCAACGTAACCAACCATGTAGTTGTTTACTATATCGTTTAGTTTTAAATATTGGTAACCACCGTAATTATCTTCTACAGCTTGACCATAAGCTTTTTCAGCAGCAGTAGTTCCGTACTTACCACCGTCTAATATTTTAAGTTGTACTACTATAAAAACACTTGCGCCAGGGTTACCTGTTATAGTTATTATGTTATTAACTACTGTGTAAGCAGCTGTATACTCTGTAAAAGTACCTGGTAAACCAGTAACGCTTGTATATACTTTAAAATTGTTTTTAGCATAATTTTCATTAGTAGGATCATAGCTACCAAAAACTAAATCAGTATTGAAAGTTGTAGTAAATGCCTGCCCAGCTGTATTACCTACATCTCCTCTAAAGCCTTGTGAACCTTGATAATATTGCGCGTTAGTTTCTGTTATTTGTGACATTATGATTTTTCGTTTTGTTCAACCTTAGCAGCGTCTTGTGTAGCTACTTGAATTATTTCAGGATCTCTTATAATAACACCTGCGTATTTTAATATTCCTATAATTATATTAGTTTGTTCTGATGTGTCTAGTTGAAAATCAACTGAAGTAGCGCTATTATATAGGTATTGACCTAGTGTACCAGTTGTAAAAGCCCAATTAGGATTTGTTGGGTTTACTATACAATTAGCTTTTACTACATCTGGTTTAGGTGATATTTTTAATAACACTTGTGGAGATGATCCTGCTGTTACTACAGCATTAGTTATATAAGCTAAAGGATATTGATTAGTAGGACTAGTTAGTTTTGATTTACTGACTTCAGTATATTCTTTTTTACTAGATACTTGAGTTACGGAATCGTATTGAGGATTTGTTGTATTGTAAGTAGATATTATTTCACCTATTCTATATAATGGTCTTGAACCACCATATATCCAACCTGTATTAGCTACATTATAGGTAAAACTAGTTTCTTCTTCAAAAGGATACAGCTTATAAGCATTGTCTTTAAACATGTTAAAAAACTCTGTATCGTTTTGTGTATTGTTTTGATTTTGACGATTTAATTGATTGCCGTCAGGAAAATAAGATTCAAATATTTCTTGTTGTACCTGTACTGCTAAACTATTAAATTCAGCTGGTGGAATATAACCTCTTTGTTCTTTGTTTAAAATGTACAAGACTGTTGTGTATACTGTATTTATATTTACCGCCATTATATTTTTTTATTATAACACAGAGGTGACTTTCGCCACCTCTATATTATTATCACTTGTTAATTAAGTTTTTTATCTATAGATTTATAGATTTCTACACCTTCATCTGTTTTTAAGAAAGCAGCAAAGGCTGAATATGGATTTTCATCAAATGGAACATTCATAAGTTTTCTACCGTTTGATCCCCATGTAAATGTTCTTTGATCTTGAGATAATAGAATAATACCTTCTTCACTAGCTCTAATCGCTATATTTCTAAGCATTACATTTTCATCTTTTGCTAAGTCCATAAATAGTTTTGGATCTTGTTTAGCAAATAATAATATATCTCTCTTTAATTCTTTAGAACTCATAGTGTTAACTTCAGAACCTTTTTCAACTCTTAAAATAGCTTCTGCTTGGTCAATATCTATGCTTCTTGCAGCGTTTAACGCTTCTATCTCCATTTCTAAATCAACTAATTCATCTTGCGCTACAGCAACTGGTTTAAATTCATAGTATATCTTGTTTTTCAACGGGTGATATAAACTTAATAGTTTTTGTAATGCAATGTTTTTAGCAGGTACTCTTAACTCACCATCTTGAAATCTAATGTGACCAAGAGTTACTTCACCTTTTTGTTCATCTACAAATGGACTACTCATATTTGTAGCGTATCTTAATTCTCTTTGACTTTGAGTTTCAGAATCAAAATACAATAATGAGTGTTTTCTAGTATGTTTACCTGGTATAGTAAGTGTTAACGGTGACTTGTTACCTACTAAAAAGTAAATTCTATCTTTAACTTCCCAACCTTGTTTTTTAACTGGTTGTTCTTTTACTTGTGGTTTTTCTACCACTGCTACTGTTTCTTCAACAACAGCTTTTTCTTTTTTTGCCATAATATAATATAATTAAATAGTTTAAAAAAATAATTACCCCTGCCCGAAGACAGGGATAGTTATTATATTTGAATCATTAGATTCCTTTGAATAATACAAAGTTGTTAGCAGCTTGAGTTACTAAACATCTTTCTGATAGGAAGTTAATTTCCATAGCATCAAGAGTTGATGTAAACGCACCACCAGCAGAACCAGTTACCCAAGACTTCATTCTTCTGTCGTCAGCTTGAGAAGCTCTATAACGAACGTGTAAGAAAGGTCTTCTGATATTAGTTCCTAAGATTTGATCGTAAACAGTAGATGTTCCAGCAGGTACTAATACACCTTCGATTGAATTGATACCGTTAATCGCACCTCTTGTAGAAGCATCGTTTAAGTATTTCCAATCAGTTTTGTAAAAGTCATAAGAACCTCTTCTGAATCCAGAGAAACCTAAGTTAAGCGCCATTTCTTCTGAGTTTTCAAATAAACCAAAAGCAACACCACCATTAAATCCTGCAGATATACCAGCTAGCATATCATCAAAATCTAAAGCTGTTTGTCTTTGTAAGAAAAGCATGTTTTCTTCAATAGCACCTTGAGTATCTAGGTTTTTAAGGATAGCATCAAAATCAGTGATACCAGCAGCAGCAGTAAATCCTACTTCTACGTTACCTCTTGCTGAAATAGCAGCAAATAAACCTTCAGTACCTGGTAATTTCAAGTTTCCGTAATCCCCAGCAGCGTGAGCATTCTTTTCACCTTCAACACATACCATTTCTAGGTAGTCTTCGAATCTTAATCTAGTTTCAGATTCAGCTTTTAAATACCATAAGTATCCAGAAGCACCATCTTCAGTAGCAACTTCAACCCATCCGATTTGAGCCATATCAGAACCATTAACGATGTATTGGTCTCTAATAATAACTGGAGAGTTGTTAAATTGAGTAAACGCAGGCTCAACACTAATTCTTACAGAATCAGCACCAGTACCAGCAGTACTTCTACCTTTGCTATATGCAGAACCGTAAACAAATACTTTTAATCCAGTAGCTGTAAAACCTTGAGCGATCAAAGTAGTTACAGGATCAAAACATTGTACTACAACATTACCACCAGCACCTGGTGTAGTTGCTAATACGATACATTTAGCTTCTTTTCCTGTAGCAGGATCTAAAACTACGATTGTATCGTTTACGCTCATTACGTTGTTTGCACCACCCGCAACTGTAAGAGTTGTAGGGTTTGTACCTACAGCACCTGCAGCAGCAGCACCTACGCCGTCATATGCAATATGTAATCTATTTTGTTCTGACCAGATTACTTGATCACTTGTCATTGGCATTTCAGCGCCAACCATTCTTAAAAATCCAGATAATGTTCTATTACCATAACGCTCTACTTCTTGTTCGTAAACCTCTGGTAAATATTGAGCAGCGAAATCTGAAAAGTTGTCTGGAACTGCACCACCACCACCATTGTTAGTAAACTGTAAATAATTACTGTTTAGTAACTCTTGTTTTTGCGATGGTATAATTGATCCAAACTGTGGAGTTAATGTACCCATAATTGTTTAATTTTAATTGTTAAATTTTCGTGTTTTAATTTTAAGTCGCGTAGAATCTGCACCACTAATTGATTTTACTTTCAAGCCACCAACGAAAACTTCACCTGTATTACCTTCTCTTGCTTTTACATTAGAAAGATTTTTAGATTTGTTTACTACATCCTTTACGGCATCGGCTTTACCTTGTTCATAAAAATGATTAGCGATCTTATCTACATTTTCAGCGGCATACATTGCTTTATGATAACCAGCTGGGTCTACCACATTACCATCGCCATCAAGGAACTTCCCTATGAGATTGTTAATATTTGACTGGTTCTCTGCAACTTTATCACGATTTTGTATATTATACTTATACCTTTTTTCTCCAACTTGAAAATCAAAACCTTTGAAATCTTCGCTAAATAATTTTTTAGTTTTAAGTTTAAAATCTTCGTGTAATTGCTCAGCTTGTTCTTGCTGCTTGTTGTAACGGTTGAAAAAGTCCATAGCTTTTTGTTGTTCTTGATTAACACCCGGTCTCATCTTGATCTCGTCGTAATACTTTTGTTTCAAGTCTTCCAAATAGTTTTTGGCTTTCGCAACTTCTTCTTTAAACGCAATTTTCTTTTTGCGTATATCTCTTTCCTCATCAACTTCTGAATCCCATGCAAAATCTTCTAAAATAAGATTTACATCTTCAGAATCTAAATGAGGTTTATTTTTTCTGTAATATTCTTTTAACAATGCTTTCTCATCTACATTAGAATAGTCAGCGTTTAATCTAACATAATCTTCTACAGTACCTCCAGTTTCTTCCATGAATGAAACTAGTTTTTCTACATTTTCAGGTAATTGCTTACCGAGTACTTTTTTGTCTCTAATAGCTTCTTTAACTTCTGCTTCAACTTCTTTAACCTCAGCTTCAGTTACTTCTTGGATCGGAGAAAACCCTTCAGTAGTCTCGTTGGACTCTTGTATAGGTTCTCCCACCTCTGCGCTATCTCCGGATGGTTCGCCCACAGGTACCTCCTTTGTTTCTCCGATTTGAATGGCATCGTCTTCTTGTTTTATTTCTTCTTTTTTAATTTCAACCTTTGTTATATTAGGCTCTACATCTACTAAAGGCTCTTTTAAATTAACCTTTGTTATTTCTTGTTCTTTGTTACCTAATTGCTTTGGTTTTTTTGGCTTTGACTTTATTTTAAAGTCACCCTCCTGTTTAACAGGTTCATTTGTTTTTACTTCTGACATAATATAATATAATTAAATAATTAATATTTACACCATTGGTGGTGTAGACTCTTGTTCAAAATTTATAGGAAGACCATCGTTTTTTCTTTGTGAAATCATTTCACTTTGTTGGCTTCCTTCCATTTTAATTCTTTTATCTTTTCTATCTTCTTTTTTGTTTTCTATTTGACTTCTAGACTGAACTTCTAAGTTTTTAAGCTCCATATCATTTTGATGTTGTTGCATCATTTTCTGTTGATCTAACTGAGCTTGTAATTGCATACGATCTTTTTCAAATTCACTCTTAGCTTTTTCATATTCTACATTAGCACCAGATATAGCTTGTTGTTTTTGCACTTCTGCCATAGCTGTTTTCTCAGCAGTTTCTGCTTGCGCTGCTGCTTGAGCTTTTATGTTAGCTTGTTGATTAGCTTGATCTTGTTTAGCTTTTTGCTTACGTTTTACTTTTAACATTTGATTAGCTAATTTAAGATTTTTAATCTGTCTTAAATCAATAGCATCTTCAACATCAATATTTTTAGCTTGTAAAGCTATTTGTATATTTGCTTCTAATTGTTGTTTTTCTTCTTCATCTGGTTCTAATTCTAAGAATATGCCAAAATCATGTAAGTTTAAATTAACAATTTCTTGTAATGTTTTAATATTAAAAGTTGATATAGAGTTTTGTAAAGCAGCTTTTGTAAGCGGAAACTCTAAAGCATCAGCTACTTTTAAGCTAATATTTTCTGCTAGTTTAAGAGTTAAAAATAAACTAGATTGTACAATATGTCTTGTAGCTACATTAGATGCGTTAGCGGCTAACTTCTGTAATCCTACAAGCGTGTTACGATCAGGCAAACTACCATCTCTAGCTTCATTTAACCCTGTCACATCACGTATCATTTGTAAATAGTACTGATATGTACTTATTAATGCTTGTATCTTAGCTTGACCACTACCTGATTGTAATTCTTGTATTGGTACTTTACCAGGATTCATATCACCTTCTTGTGTAAGAGATCTACCAACAATACTACCAGTTTGAAAATACATATTTAATGCTTCTGCTGGATTATAATTTGTACCGTTACCAAGATCAACCTCAGCAAGTCCGTCCATATCTAAATATACACCGTCTGGAACTACACGTGATATTACTTGTTGTAGTTTTAAATGAGTTAATTGAATCATATCAGCAAATCCAATACATTTACTAACTATAGATTCTATTCTACCTTTGTAAATTCTAGGTGCGCAAATAGCATAATTCATTTTTACTTTAGTAGTATCAGCTAATGGTCTAGACATGTTTTCAGCTAGTTCCCATTTTAACATTGTATTAGTTCCTAATACTTTAGCACCACTATATAAAACCTCTATAGATCTTGACACTCTTTCAAAGTTATCGTTTTCTGGTGGATTAAATGTATCTGGCTTTTCAATAGCTTTCATTAATCCTTGATCTGTTTGCTTTATTTTAAATACTTGATTGTGATATGTTTTATAATCAAAATATAAAACCTGTACTGTATTAGCATCATAATCACCCCAACCTGTAATATAAGATCTATTACCAGGCATTGCCTGTATTCTTTTTAATTCTTCTTCAGTTATACCTGGAAACTCTTTTTTAAGCTCTGGTATTGTAATAGCTTTTAATTCACCAACGTAGTATATATCTTCAAAGTTTGGATCCTCTGTATAAGAATAAACCATATAAGCTGGATCTACGTAATCTACAGTAATACCTTCAGCTGTATTAAAATTAGTTTTAGCAGCTGCAATACCGCAAACTGTTAAATCCATATTTAATCTACGCTTAACTAAATCATATTTATTTTGAGCAAGTACAGATGATATAGCTTCTTCTTCTGCTATTTCTACACTTTGCTTGTATGATAGTTGCATGTGTAACTCTAGTTCTTCTGGTGTTTCTGGTACAACTGTTGTGCTAGGTGTTTGATATAAATCAATACCTAAAGTTTGTTTTAAGTTATCTAAATATTCTTGAGATAACATGTCTTCATAAATTTTT